GGCTGCATCGTCCGCGCCCTGCTGTTTCAGGCTCACTGCGTAGTTGATGGCCTGGGCCTGGGCCTGCTGCTGTTGGGCCGTATACCCTTTGTATCCGTCGTAGGCCGTCAGCGCCGCAGAGCCAATGTTCTTTACCCAGCCCCACAGGTTTTCCTTGTCGCTGGCGTATTCGTTCCGGGCCTGTTCGCTCTTGTTGGCCAGGTAATTCCGCCAGCTCTGGAAATTCGCCAGGTTCGCCCCGTAGGCTGCCCGGTTCAGCCCCTCCGTGGTGGCCATCCCGCTCAGGGCGTTCAGCAGGCTGTTCTGCTTGTCCTGGTATTCGGCCAGCGCCTGGCTGCGCAGGCTTGGCAGTGCGTTGTCAATGCCTGCCAGTGCCTGCCGCTGATTCTGGGCGGCCACACTGTCTGCGTAGCTGGAGCCATACCCGCCTGCCAGGCTGGCGGCATTGGCCTTGGCATTGTCTGCGGCCGCCTGGGCGCTCTGGGTGGCCCGCTGGCGGTATTGCTGGTAGGCGTCCGCCGCGGTGTTCCAGTCAAAGCCGCTGCCCACCTGGCCGGTCACGGCATCCATGGCCTCTTTGTTCTGGTTCACATAGTCCGCCGGGCTGTTGGCCGCCCACTGTCTCTCAGCGTCCTCTGCCGCGTTCATTCTCCGTTTGCTGGTTCCAATCGCCATATTTTACATCCTCCTTACAGTATCCACGGCAGCAGCATGGCTGCACCCGTCAGCACGCTGCCCCAGAATCCCCGCTTGCTCGAGCGCTCCTGCTGGTAGGCGTTCACAGCGCTGTTGTATTCGTTCTGCGCATAGCTCAGGTCATTGTAGTACTTGTCCACGTTGGTCTGCCATTCCTGCCGCGCCAGCTCGTCCTGCTTCTGCAGCGTTCCCAGCTGGTTGCTCAGGTCGCTCTTCTTGGTGTTGTATTCGTTGTAGGCCTGGCTGTACAGGCTGTCCGCCACGCTTGCCAGCCCGTTCATGGTGTTCTGGTAGGCGGTCTGCCCGCTGCTGGTGCCCCAGCTGTTGCCGTAGCCGCCGCTGCGGGCTGCTGCCTGGGCCGTGGCGTCCTCGCTGGCCAGCTCCGCGCCCCGGGTGTAGCGGTTCTTGTACTGCTGGTAGGCCATATCCTTGGTGTAGTCGTAGCTGAACCCGTTCTTGTTCATGTCGTTCAGCTTGCTCTGTACCCCGTCGATCTGGTTTTTGTACTGGCTCTCATAGTCCCCCGGCTTATTTGCCTCCAGCTGATCCAGGTTGTACCGGGCCTGCTCCACCCGGCTGCTGTATCTATTCGCCATTTTAATCTCCTTTCAACCCCATGGCCGTCAGCTTGTCCCGCATGGCATCCGAAAAATTACTCTCGTCCAGGTTCCGCAGCATGTACATGGTCTGATCCCGCAGCTGCATCAGGTAGTTGTTGATGGCCCGCCGGTCTTCCGGTGCCATGTTCTCGCTCAACTTCGGGAGACTGATCTCTCCCAGCCTTGTAATATCCGCCATATCCATCATCCTTTCTGGCGTCACACCGCAGGGCCCACACTCCTGCGGCCGCTTATACCCAAGCGGCCTGGTTCCGTGGCCCTATCTGCCAAGGGCCATCCTCCCTCTGTCGCTTGCAGCGCCATCTCCCTCCGGCCGGAGGGAGTCTTTCCTGTTAGGGGAGTCTTTCCTGTTAGGGGAGCTGTCTGCGCAGCAGACTGAGAGGTTACGCTCCCGCCACCCGGTTGCCCCGGCTGGCCGCAAAAGTAAATGCAATGCTCCGCACCGCGATCTGCCCGGTGCCGGAAATGCGCAGCCGCAGGGTGTCGTGCCGGGCAGGCACAAAGGGCAGATTCACCCGCACCCAGCGGTTCAGCACCGCCGCGTCTCCCAGCGTCTCCCAAGCCCCGCCGTCATAGCTAGCCTGTACCCGTACTACGCTGTAGGCCAGCGCATCCACCCGCAGCGTCACCCGGCTCACATACTTGTCGTCCGGGCCCGTCAGCCCAATGTCTCCTGTCGTGGCCGTAAAGTCCACTTTTTTCTCCACCGCTGCCTGGGCCTCGTCGGTCTCCCGGTCGCTCTCCCGGTCCGGTTCCGCAGCCCACAGCGCCTCCCCGTCCCACAGGTAAAGCTGCTGCCGGGTGGAGCACATTTCCCAGCCGGCCGTTTTCTGCCCGTCGCCGGTGTCCTCTTCATGCCACAGCTTCCGCTCCGTGTCGTACACTAGCAGCCGTGCCCGGGTCCCGGTGGTCTGCGGCACCCGGGTGTACAGGTAGTACCGCGCATCCAGCGCTGCCCCTGCCGCATACCGTGCGTTCATCAGACTCGTGCGGTCCAGCATAGTGGAAACGTTCACCGGCAGGCTCCCGTCCCAGGCCATCACGCCCTCGCAGCTCAGGTAGTACAGCGTTTCGTTGATCACGCTCAGGCTCCGGCTTGCTCCCTTTGCCACACCTCGGCACTGGGTGCTCACCACCTGATAGTCCGCCGGGCGGCTGCCATAGATTTTGTGGATCGTGTTCTCTTTAAAAAACAGCACATATCCCATGCAGGTGGCCGCCCCGGTAAAGCCGCCCTCGCTGCCCACCGTCACCGCGTAGCTGTCGGAGGCTATGCCGTTGTAGCAGTACCAGTTGGTCGGGTCGCCCTGCTTGCAGCTGTAAATGATGTTCTCCTTGGAGTTGCAGCCCCATACCCGGTTTGCATTCTCGGTCACATATTCCAGTTCCGGCACCCGCC